GAAAGAGTGCAAGCGACCTGAGCAAGTACAGGCATTTCCTTTGTCGATGGTTATCTAAATGACCTTTGAATCCGATCCTCTGAAATTACTGGTGCGCTGGCAGGGACTGGGAGATTCGCTCTCCGACCTTGAGCGCGAAATATTGCTCGTCAACCTCTACGACGAGAATCGCAAGCTGGGCGGCGAAATGGCTCGCCACACGGAACAGGAAATCACCAGGTATCAGACGCAGATTGAGCGAGGGGTTAAAAAGCAATGGCCGAGCTACCCGGTACAGTAAACGGATCGATGCGGATCCGCGAGGCCGACGTCCAACTGCGCGGGCCGCAGCTGGCTCCCCGGTATACCGACGAAGCCGCCGTCAGCCTGGTGATGCAGGATGCCGAGCGCGCGCAGACCTTTCTCGATCAGAAGCAGTGGAACCTGCACTGGCGCGAGTCCGATGTCCTGTTCCAGTCGCCGCGCACCAACCAATCCTTCGAGGGCTCGACGGTCGCGCGCGCGAACATCTCCCGGTTCACCGTGGCTAAACATGTAAACAGCCTGGTGCCGGGCATGAAGGCCGGAATCTTTTACGAGATGCCGCCATTCCTGATCAGGCCCAGGCCTGCGACCAATCAGGCCACGGCGCGGGCCAAGACCTCGCTCTATGGAACCTTGCTTGACAGTTGCAAATTCGAGGACAATGCCGAGCTCGCACTCGAATCGATGACGACATTTGGAACCGTCATTGTGAAGGCCGGATGGTGCAAGAATACGCTGACCAAAAAAGTGCGCAAGCCGAAAGCAGCGCCGATCAAGATGAAGATCCCGCTGGGCGGCGAGATCACGATTCACACCAAGGAGTCCGATGAGATCGTCGTCACCGACACCGAGATCACCGAGGAAGGGCCGACGCTTGAGGTATGCGAGCTAGGATCGGTCCTGGTCGATCCCACCTGGCGCACGCCGAATGCGCTCCACACCAGCGCGAAATATGTCGTCCACGTTACCTTCCCGACCTACCGCGATCTCGATAAGCTGCGCGAGCAGGAGATTGAATACGACGAGGACGGCAAAAAGGTCAGCGGCTACGACATCCCCAGCGAGGAGGACCTCAAGGCTTACTTCTTCTCGCATGAACAGAACGCCGCCGCTCCCAGCCAGGTGCAGTTGAACCTGGGCGGGCAGAACTGGGCGATTCACCATGCGCAGAATCCCGAGGAAATGGCCAGTGACGATCCTCTGGAAAGGCCGCTCAAGATGCTGGAGCGGTGGGATGGCGAGCGCGTAATGGCGGTGCTTTGCCCAGATGGGGGCGACCGCGGAATTTTGATCAGGAACGACGATGCGGATTTTCCTTTCATTCCATTTTTCTCAGCTAATTTCTGGAACATTCCGAATGCGGGGTATGGCCTGGGAGTTGGACGCCTGGCCGGAAGCGATCAAAGAATTGAAAAAGGTTTAACGGACGCCACTCTCGACATTCTTTCCTACGCAATCAACCAAATGTTTCTGCGCGATCGCGGAGCCAACGCGCCCACGCAGCAGATCCGCCAGCGCCTGGGCGGCATTATCGATGTCGACACCAAGCCAGGCCAGAAGGTGACAGATGTTTTCGCGGCTCTCGAAATTCCTAAAGTCCCGCCCGAAGTATTTGCGGTCCTCAAGGCCGCAGCCGACGACGCCGAATCAACAACTGGGGCAGACAGTGCCTTCCAGCAAGGCAACCTACCAGGCCGGGGGAGCTCCGCCGCCAGGACAGCGACAGGGGCCGGCGGAATCATCGCCGCCAACGCAGCAAAAATCCAAGGCCCCGTGGGGCACTTCGTAAAAGGCATTTTGCTTCCATTCATTGAACTGACCGATTACCTGGTGAAGGCCAAGATGCCGCCGCGCAAGATCCGCGAGATTCTCGGCGAGGAACTGGGAGATGCGTTTGAACTCGACGCGACGAACTTCTATGAGAGCCAGGACAAGTTCGATTGCCTGGCTGGCGCGCACCTGGCCGCGAAGAAGGCGATGGCGCAGGCTCTGCCTCTGATGGTGCAGATCTTCGAGAACCAGCCTCTCATCCAGCAGCTGAACGCCATCGGCTGGATGGTCGACGTCCGTCAGCTGCTTGAGATGTTCATGGAAGTCTCGGAATGGAAGAACGCGCGCGAGCTGATCAGGCCCATGACGCAACAGGAGCAGCAACGCTACCAGGCCAACAATCCCGGCCTGCAGCGCGTGCAGGGCCAGGTCACCGCGATCAACGCGCGGCACCAGGCAAAAACGGCCGAAATTGATCAGCAGAACGAGGCCACGATGGCGCGCGAGATGATAGGCCGCGCCTCAGACGAAGCGGCACTGTGGGATGAAAGGAAGTGGGACCGGGAAGCCATTGAGGCCAGTCCCTTCGCGCCTCAACCGGCTTGAGGAGGATTCATGTCGGCAATCGTGTCTTTGCTTATTTGTCTTGTGGGTCTGGTGGTGTATGCAATCTCAAACAACGGCAAGGCGCAGACCTTGGCTCTTGATTGCTTCTGGGTGGGGCTGCTCGCCTTTCTTGTCTTGTGGAGCGGAAGAATATCTATGCATTGAGCGCCATGGCCAGGCCGATAAAAAACCCGCGCAAGAAGTTTTATATGCAGCAGTACGGCCTGACCAGGTATCAGTTTCTAAAAAAGAACGTGACTCCCGAGCAGCTGGATCGGTGCCAGGACGATGAGGCCCGCAGACTGCTCTTAAACATATCGAGGAAGGTAGATGAATCCGATCTCATCGAGCGCGGAGCTTTTGAATTCGGTTGGTGTGAACACGCACCTCAACTACGCCGACACGCCGTATGGAAACTACCCGCTGGTCATCGAGCAGATCCGCGCACTCGGCGTTAAGAACATCCGCGACGGAGCTCACGGCTACCCGAATCTCGACTGGTGGAGCGTGCTCTGCGAGCCTTTTCAGGAACTGGTGAAGATGGGCGTGCGCATCAACTGCGTGATCGATCCGTTTGAGAAGCTGGGGCCGACGACCAGCGATTTGCTGTTCACGCTCTATAACGGCTACGCGCAGGGAGTCCTCACCTGGGAGGGAATGAATGAGCCCGATGTGTCCGTCGATGGAGACTGGGTATCGACCGCGAAGGCCTGGCAGCAGACGCTGTACGTGGCCTCGACGCTTCCCCAAGCCATCGGAAAGATGGAAGTGCTTGCCTGCGCGCTGGCTCAGGCGAACCCGAACGCGGCCAAGCTGGGAGTCATCTCTGCCATGTGCGACTACGGCAATCTGCATCCTTATCCAGCCGGGCAGATGCCTGAGCCAGTGATCAGGGTGCAGCTGCAGCTGGCCGAGATGATGACGCCGGGATTGCTCACGATGGTGACCGAGACGGGATACTTCACCGGGCCCGCGAACGATTACTCCAGCGGTCAGCCGGGCGTGAGCGAACTGGCGGCGGCGAAGTACATATTGCGTTTGCTGCTCGACAATTTCTCATGCCAGATACCGCGCACCTGGATCTATGAGTTGCTCGAGCAGAAGTCCGATGACTATTGGGGATTGATCCGCTACCAGGGCAAGGCCAAGACCCAGTTCAAAGCCATCAGCAATTTTCTCCATCTTCTCGGTGGCCCAAACTGTTCTCTGACACCAATCGATCTCACGATTGATGCGCCGGAAATTCCCAAGGTGCGAACTCTATTGGTGCAGAAGGCTCACGCAACCTGGATCTTGTTTCTCTGGCAGGAGGTCAGCTGCTATGACACTGCAGCAGGTAGGGATCAGACCAATAGCCTGGCGCGCGTCACGGTGGGGTTGCCGTCTGCGTGCCGATGTTCTTTACATTTACCGCTCGAACAGAGGGAGCCCTACGAAATCGGCACCGCAACGAGTCTGCTGGTTCAAGTACCGGATCACCCCATTGCGGTGGAAATAGCTTATTGAGCGTTAGCGAGGTGAAAGATGTCAGACACTCCGGGAACTCCGGGATCGCAAAAGCCGCCGAGCCTAGAGACGCTATTGTCAGCCGTGCTTCTCTTGCTCCAGAAAATTGCCACCCAGACCGATCAGATCGAGACGCTTCTGGAAGAACTCACAGCCCAGGGGGATCAGAGCCTCGATCTGCAGCAGCAGGCCAACCAAACATTAACTAGCATTCTCTCTGCCATCAGCGGGGAGCAACCGCCCGCCGATAAAGTTCTCACCACCATAAAACTTATCTTCAAAGGAGTTGAACCCATGCCTCCCATCATTCCCGGACCTGTAGTTCTCACCCAGGCTGGTCAGCAGGTAGTCGCCGAAGTGATCGGCTACGACCAGTTTGGAAACCTGTGGAGTGGATCCATGCCAGACTGGACACTCTCCAACGACAACGAAGATGCGGCCACTCTCGATGAAGGAACCGGCATCGTTACTGCTGTAGCCAACGGCGTGGCCAACATCACCGCCGACGTGACGACAGCTGAAGGCGTTGCTCTCACCGATACCGAATCGGTGACGGTCAACATCGCGGTCGAGGAGCCGGTTCTGACAACCATCAAGGTTGTCTTTACCAATCCAGGGGTAACAAAAAAGGGAAAGAAGTAAGCCGGTAAGAGGGCCGGGGCGAACCAGTCCCGGCCTGCAATTTCATCCGCGAGGAGACAGTCAGATGACGGCACTCATGCATCACGAAGAAAAACACGCAGCCAAGCAAACGCTCAGGTCCGATCCCGAGCCCGAGGAGGAAGCGAAAGGATCGCCGAACGATAAGGTTCGCGCGGTGACCGGCCAGCCAAGCCAGCAGGCCGCTCCGGTGCCATTGAGCCAGGTCCTGACTCCTAACCAGGTAGTAGCGACCAACCGCAGCCATGCCGGTCGCGGGCCGAACGACCACGATTGAGGAGAGCCATGAAGCCGAACGAAATTGTAGCCAGCAACGTGCGTAGCGGGCCGGTTACGCATACCATCATTCCGCCGCCTCTCGATCCGGCGCAGGCCGCGCCGGGCGTGTATGCGCCGAAGACGGTGAAGGCCGAGAGCGAGCAACAGCATGGAACCGCAGCTGAGAAAGACGCGCACTCTAAAAGTCACGGACGTTAATCTCTCGGCTGAAAAGCGGGAGATGCTGGCGCAGCTGGCGCTCGATCCGCGCTACGAGGCGCTGCTCGATCTCATGGAGTCGGCGTGTATCAACCTGGACACGGCGCTGATCAATGTGCCGACCGGCCATCCCGAGGAGATCCTGGGCGCGCACGCGGTATCGAAGGCAGCATGGTTGTTCTTTACATGGGTGCAAAAAGCGGTGTTAAATGCTTCGTATACATCTATACGAGGCGACGAGGCTACGCCACCGCCAAGCCTTGAAGAGCTCATGCAGGGTGTAGAGGGTTTTACTAATGGCTAAGATATGGGACGACCTGGGCGGAGGTCAGTGGAAGCTTACCATCACCGATGACAGCGGCAAGATGCCACCGGCCCATGTGTACGGAACCAAAGATCAGATTCTCGATAAGCTCGCGGATTCAAAGATAAACGGCGACCGCCGCATCGGAGAACTGAGAGCGGCGATCCCTCCCCCACTGACTCCGACCGAACGGATGCAGACAGTCGCCGAGCTATCGAATCCCGCCACGGTCGATACCGCAATCATGCGGGTAGTTGAAAAAGGATTCGGCCCGGCAGACGAGGTCAGAGGGGACCGGATCGCCGAGCGCGAAGATCGGGAGACTCGCCAGGCGGTGAATGCGGCGCAATCGTTCGCCGACGAGACTCCCGATTGGTACGCTTCCGATTACAACCGCAACATTCTGGTGAATCGCATGAGGCTGCTTGGACTGAGCGCCGTCAACCGCGAACACTACACGCGCGCCTTTGAGGAGCTCAAAGCAGCCGGACTGCTGCAGATGAAGCCCTCAGAGGAGCTCAACGAAAACAACGAGTCTGAGACGGCAGAGCGTACTGCTCCCACGCCCAAGCCCAGGACTCAAACCAGGTATTCGACCGGAATTCGCCAGAGCGACATCTCTGGTGAGCCGCCGAGGACCACAACAGTACGGCTGAAATATACGCGGGAGCAGCTAGCGAATATGTCGAGCGAGAGATATAAACAGCTTATTCTTACAGACCGTAAGGAGCTTGAGAGGGCCGAGGCTTATTACGCTTCGACTCCAGGCCGACGCGCCAGTTAAGCTTCAGCGTTCCCTTCAGCCAGAGGGGAGCGACCTATGGCCGGTTACAGCCCAGCAAGTAACCTAACCTCTAATCTCACGCAGTCGCAGGTCAATTTTTATGACAAAAACTTCGTGGATAATCTCAAAGCCGAGACTCCACACTATCGCTGCGTCGAGCGCCGCCCACTGCCGGAAAATTCCGGTAATACCTTAAACCTGTTTGAGTACGTCACGTTTGGTCCCGATCTCGCGCAGGCCCCGGAAGGCACGGTTGGCGCTGGCGAAACGATCCAGGTCCTGACGGACAAGATCGTGATCGGCAACTATGCCGACTACCTGAACTATTCGCGCTTCTCGATGCAGCTGGCGATTGATCCGGCGCTTGAGAATGGCGGCAAGGAGTTGGCTTATCAGTGCGCGCTGACCATCGCGTACCTGATCAAGAACACGACCGACACGGTCAACCTGATCGACTCTTCCGCTTTAACGCAGAATGCCTACAATGCGCCTTTCACGCGCGCCAACGTTACGACCGCGATTGCAAGCCTGCGCGGGCGCAACGTGAAGCCGTTTGCAGAGGCCAGGTTCTGCGCACTCGTCGCCCCGTTTGTGTGGGGAGATGCATTGAACGACACCACCACGAATGGCTTCACTGACGTGTTGAAAAGATCGATCCCAGGCACCGACTTGCTGAAAGAGTTGCCTGGCGGCGAAGGCGATGAAGTGGATGTGATGGAGTGGGCCGGTTGCCGTTTCTATGAGACGACCGTCGTAACCACGACTCCAAACTATCTCACCCACGCAGGCGTGACCGCGTTCCGTACCTACATCTACGGCAAGGACGGAATCATCACGGTTTCGATGGGTGCGAAAGAAAACACCAACATCGACGACGGCGACTGGCGCAATCTGAAGGTCATCACCAAGAGATACGACGACGCCAGCGTCAGCGATCCGGCCATGATGATAGGCGGCAGCTGCGCTTACAACTTCAACTTCGCGGTTGGAGTTGTGCCGGATACCACGGCGCGCTTGCGCATGATCGATTCTCCAACGCTGATTTCTTAAAAGAAATTTCTTAAAAGAAATGCGGGGCCACCACCGTGGCCCGCAAAACTCAAGCAGCTGCGAACCCGATAACTAGAGGGTGATTATGCCCAGGACAGTTTCAGAAGAACTGGATCGCGTGCGTCTGGAGCGCGAGGAGCTAGAGCTTGAGGATCTGCGCGAGCGCGTGCAGGCCAGGCGCGAGCAGAGGGAAAGAATCGCACGCGACCGCGAGCGGTCAGTTGCCGAATTCAAGAAGAACCAGTGGATCTTGAAAAACCGCCAGGCCAGGTGCAAGCACCGGAAGGGCGGCAAGGACAACAGGTTCGCCGACGGCAATTCGCAGAACTACTCGATCATCACCAACACCTATCCGACCGGCAAGGTTGTCATCAGCTGCACCAGGTGCTGGAAGGAAGTCGAGCGTCCTGATCCGAAAACGAAGAAGACGGATCCCGATTACCCGGCGAAGCTGGCCGAGTGGAACGAGTGGTCGCGTTATCCGACCGATAACACGCCGAGCGGCACCAAGACGCATGAGATTGTTCCGGCGGCGTGAGGTCCTAGATGAATTCGACTACGACCATTCAATCGGTGATGGACTATGCCTCGTCTCTCGGTGAACTGCAGCCGGTGATCCCAGCCGGTGGCTACTCGGTGAAGACGGCGCTGGCCATCGCGACCGATGTGATGAGCGATTTAATCTCGCAGCGGTACAACTTCAAATTCAACCGCATGAAGGTGCCGCCCTTCTACACCATCAGCTGGCAACAGGATTACGCGCAGTTGGGATCCACGCTGCCATTTCCGATTGGCTGGCTGGAATCGCCCTACTGGGTGGACATCAACAACACGGCCCTCCCCAAACCCACCTGGATGATCGAGGCGGTGCGCGATCTCGAAGTGACATCGATCTCAGGCAATCCGCCTGCGCAGATTGCATGGCATTACAACCAGGAATTGGTCCAGGGCGTGTGGCCGGGACCGAACCAGGTCTACACAAATCCGGTCGGCGTTTTGAATACCACGCCCACCAATCCGACGACGAACATTCTCGATGCGAATGGAAACATCCTGGTGCTGACCAGCTGGGGAACGACGGGCGCGACCGCGCCATCGCTTCCTGCCAACTCGCCCGAGGGAACGACGGTGCAGGACGGCAGCTGCGTGTGGACCGTGGCCGATCCATACTCGCAGGGTTTCCGCCTCACTCCTTTGCCGCCGCAGCAAGGCGTCTGCTACCAGGTGAATGTGATCGCGCAGGCCAAGTCTCCGCCGCCATTCACCAATCCCACGCAGCTGATCAATCCCATACCGGATGACTACGCCGGTTATTTTCGCGAGGGATTCGTAGCCTACTGCTACAAGATGAGCGCGAACGTGGAGATGCGAAAGATGTTTCCGACGATGCGCAACATGTGGCTGGGCGGGATCGACATGGCGATGAAGCAGGCGGATCGCGAGAAGGATTCGGCGGGATTTATACCGGATCGCGGCAGCGTGTCTCCGCAGGGCGGAATCGAGATCGGGCCAGCGAATCCGTACCTCTACAACATCTGGCCTGGGAGGTGATGATGCCGCTTAAAAAAGGACGCAGCAAGAGCACGCTCTCGCAGAACATTCGGGAATTTCATAAGGGCAAGACCTATAAACGCACAGCTAAAAAGTACGGCAAAAAACGCGCCAACAAGCAGGCGGTGGCAGTGGCCTATGCGCAGCGGCGCAGGAGCAAAAGGTGAATGCCGAGCACGATCACAATTCAGGCCAGTCTGAATTTCCAGGCTTCATTCTTGGAGCAGCAGCCCGTAAAAGTGAACGGGATGGAGCCTGCTCTGAGCGCGGCCAACTTGGTTCTCTCTACTCTGCTTGCGCCGCCGCTTGCGTGGCCGTGGAACCGCTCTACGGCTGGCTTCTCTACATCTACGCAGGATTTCTCATTGAACGGGCTATCCAACTTTGGATTTCTAGAAGGCGGCAACATGTTCGACGCCGATGGCACGCCATGGGAACTAGAGGTGAAGAACATCCTGCATGTGGATCAGTCGCAGTCTCGGCCTCGCTGGTGCGCTCCTCTGATCGATGACGGGCTGGGCAACATCACATTCAGACTGACTCCAGCGCCATCGTTGTCCGCCGTGTCGAGAGGCGTTCTCATCTACCAGCGCCGAGCTCCGGTGCTGATGAGCCTGGGCTCATTGTGGGCTCCGGTTCCAGACGACCGCGTGAACATGTGCCAGTGGGGCCATCTATCGCTGATGAGCCTGATCGGCAACGACACCCGATTTAATGCCTACAACCAGAAATTTGTGACGGCGGTCCTGAGCTCGCACGGCGGATTGACGGCGATGGAACGCAATATGTTCATCGCCAACTGGATGAACGTAGTGGGCCAGGTGCAGGGCAAGCAGCTGGCCACCAGCGAGCAGTTCAAGGCGAGGGAGGTCTAGGTGCCGGAATCTCCTCTCCAGGTCGCTGGTGCGCAGGTACAGCCCACGGGCGCGGCACCTCTCCACACCAATGAATTCTTTACCGGCCTGTTCACGCAGGGCAATCCATTAGGACCTGGTCCGGTTCCTTATCTCTATTCGAAGTTCTACGGCGCATCGCGCTTTGACCGCATCATCGGCGGCGTCAATACCGAGATCAGCGTGAAACTTTCGCTGAAGCGGCGACTCGGCAACTCGATGCTCAATGCGAACGTTACATCTCCTGTAAAGCGGTTCTTCCAATTTCGCGGCACTACCAAGACGAGTGGAGGCAGCACGCCCTACCAGGCGAACAACCGCCTGCTTGCCGACATGGGCGCGACGGTGAACGACATCACGCCGCCCTCGACCAACAACGTGCTGGTGAATAAGACCGGCGGCGCTGGGCCGACGATGTGCTTTGTGGCGGTGGGCAACACGCTCTACATGGGCAACGGCGTGGACGAATTCAAGTACATGCTCTCGGCATCGAACTGGATCGCGAACAACGTGTACAAGGTTGGCGACATGTTCATCGAGCCGACTTCCGGGGCCGCGCTGGTTGTCGAGTCGATGTACACGTTGAACATCACATGCGTCCAGGTGGTGAAGAATGGATCGAACTCCTATGCGATTGTGACTCTCGATACGCCACATACATGGGGAGTTTCAACCGCCCTGACGTTCCAGGGATTGCAGGGCTACGTTGGATTGAATGGGCAGACGCTGGCGATGGTCGATATCAGCAGCTTCTTCCCAACAAATCAGAATCAGGTTGCAGTGCAGCTTTCGAGCAGCGCGGCGATCTACGGGCCATCTGGAGACGTTGGCACGGTAACATCGCAGCCTGGGGCTACGCAGGGGGAAAGCGGATCCACCGAGCCTTCCTGGTCTACCACCACTGGCACGCAGACGGTAGATAACAACCTGGTATGGAGATCGTTTGGCAAGGCGGTGTATCCCTGGTCGCCGCAGCCGCCGACAACTCCGCCAGCGATGCAAGTGAACCCAGCTATTCGGATGTGGCAACCGAACGCATCTCTACCGTCGTTTTATTCGATTCTTGATCCGAACAACAACATCGAGGTGACAAACAATTCTGGCATTACCGGGCCGAGCGAGCCGACCTGGTCCGATGCGGTGCCGGATAGTACGGGGAAACTCGGCGGCACTGTTAAGGATGGAGAAGTCTTTTGGGAGAACTGCGGCCCGATGCTGAGTTGGATCGCGAACTTTACCTACGGCCTTCACCAGGTAATTCTCGACACAAACGGCAATCTGCAGATGATGATCAACGTAAACAGCGGATCGAGCGGTGCCGTTGCCCCTACCTGGAACACAAATCTTTATGGAACTACGACAGGA